TCTACTAGAACGACGCCCCCGAGAAAGTTAGTCATGGCCTACGGGGTGACCCACTCGAAGCCGTCGCCCGTACTGTTCGTAGCGAGCACTTCACCTGCGGAGCCGAAACCGGCGTCAATGAGGGCCGCCAGAACCGGGTCCAGGGGGTAGTCTACGGGGACGGGGGCGAACAATGCGTTGGGAGTTCCCGACTTCTGCTCTAGGGGGACGGGCTGAAAAGCCATATTTACTACTCCTTGATGGTAAGCCTACTACCTACCAGTTTATCACAGGGGCCGGCCTCACGAACCCCCGCAGAAACGGGAAACCCCCGAGGTTTCAAGTCCTCGGGGGCTTCTCTAGCGGGGGAAGGGGGTTACGACCCCGCGCCCGTGCTGTAGACGATAGCCTGACCCTGATCCCACACCGCCGCGCCGCCGAACTGGCGGAGCTTCAGCGTGATGGCATCAGCAGCGAACGAACCCTCGAACGGTGCAATCGAAGCCGCACCAATCGGGACACCCACATGGTTGTCCACGAACAACTGAGGAGTCTCGAACCCACGCAGGGTGAGTCGATCCAGCACCGGACGGCGGGTAGCACCCGGCTTCGGGATGAGAATCCACTCAGTCCCGGTAACGAAGTCCGACTCCACAACGCTCACGCCAGCGAGGGGGTTGTAGCCCTCGATGTTGAGAACGAAGTTGCCGTCCTTGACCTCAGCGAACGTCTGGTTCAGGATGAACTGAGCGAAGATGCCCTGCCCAACCGGAACGATGACGTTGTAGCCGCCAGAGACACGAACCTTGCGACCGTTGATGGTACGCTCGGACAGTTCGATGATCGCGCGGATAAGCGCATCACGGCTGAACGGGGCGTTCGGGAGAACCGTCGAGCCGGTCGGAACGAGACCACCATCAAGTTCGGTCGTACTGTTGGCACGGACGAACGAAGTCAGAGCGCCAAAGACCTCTTCCTCCTCCGTGTCCAGCGCAACCTCGTTAAGCTCACGGGGAAGTTCATCCAGAGCACCCAGGCCGTCATTGATTCGAGCCTCAAGCGTCCAGTCGGTCTTCAGACCCTTCTTGGTGACAGCGCCACCCTGAGCGTCCTGACCCGAGATGTAAGCGTAAGGGTACGCCGCACCCTCGGGGATGACCGGGGCACCACCGTTAGCCGAAAGCACGTTGCTCTCGCCGTTACCGTCCGTCCAAGAACGGTTCAGGCTGTAAAGCGTAGCGGGGCGGAAGTCCGGGACTGCCCGGGTGCCAGCCACCGAACGCCACTCGCGCGGAGCCTCGTCGTAGTTCGGCAGGAAGTTCAGCGTGGCAAGGTGCGCCGCGTTGAAGATCGCGTCCGAGGTGGTAAGCGCCTCGTGCAGGGTAGCCGACGCAACGCGGTCACCCTGGAGGTGGCGTTCCGTCATCTCCGCAACAGCCGCAACCTTAGCCTTAGAGACACCGGGGACGACCTTGAGGCGACCATCAAGGGTGAAGTTATCCTTGTATTCGCGTGCCATTATTAGGCTCCAATCTTGACTGCGGCGCGACCGGCCTTACGGCGGTAACCCACGGGGTAATCGACCACGCCGTACAGGACGTTGGAACCCTGGGTAAGGGTCAGCGCGCCTGCGGACGTAATGTAAACGGCGGTCTCGTTAGCGGTCGAAGCGGTAGCGCCAGTAACCGCAAACTCAAACGTGCCGTCGAAAGCGAACGTCGCGCTTGCAGGGCTTGCCGAGTTGCCGACACCGCCGTTGTCGTAGACCACCGAGTTGATACCCCCGGGGAGACCCGAAGATACCGTGTTGGTCGCGTTGCCAGAAGCGGTGAGACTCACAGCAGGGCGAGCACCGACAACAACAGGAACACCCGGCTGGATGCTCGAAGGGGCGGTGCTGGGACTCGTAATGAGCGAAAGCGCCCGATCCCGGTGGAGTTCCTGAGTAGAGGCGTAAATCTTGTTAAGCGCCATGATTAGTTGCTCCATCCTGCGACAGTGTACGACTTGCTAGTGTTTCCACCGAAGTCACGACCGTGCGACTCGTTGACCTGGACGGCCTCCAGAGCGGCAGCCTTTACAGCCTTGGCCGATTCAATGAGGGGTGCCACATCAGCGCCCGACTTCGCGGCCTCAAGAATCTCAGCCTTCTGCGGAGCGAGGAGGTCAGCCTCGTCCACAGCGACGACCGCGGCCTGGAAGGAGGCGACTGCCTCCGCAATGGCCTCGGTGTCTGCCTGTGCCTGGGCCTCAGCGGCCTCGGCGTTCTTCTTGGAGGCAACGAGTTCGGACACCTGGGCGGTCAGGGCCTCAAGGGCCTCAATCACCTTTTCATCCATTTGTTCGTTATCCTTTCGTTCCAGGGCCGCGGCGGCCTTGGTCTTTTCCGAACCTGCGATTGCAGACTCGTACAGTTTTTCGGCTAGCCCAGAGCCAACCAGTCCAGGGCGCGCCACAAGATCCGCGCCATTCAGGCGATCCGGGATAATGGCCGTGACGTTCCCATTCTCGTCCGACTCTCCCAGGGCGTACAGTGAGACGCCACAGTGGGGGCCAACCTCGTTGACGAAAGCCTCCCAATGGGAGAACACCTCCGCCTCAGCGACGACCGCCTTCTCGGTTTCGTCCCAGTAGGAACCCTCCGGGTACACGGCAAGCATGTCCTTGGGGTTGCGGGTGTCATCGTGGTTGATGAACATTTGACCGCCCGGGGCGATGATGTGATGCGCGTCCCTGCGGAACATCTCCTCTGAGTAGTTCCCGCTGGACCCCTGTCCGGGGCGGGCGACAATAACGCGCCAGCGATTGCCCGACTTGACCGGGGCCTCGGTGACGGATTCGCGGATTGCAAGTTGCTTTGTCATCTCTCTACCTATCTTAGCATGGCGATTAGGAAAGCCGCCTTTTAACGCTCCGTCAATTCCTCAAACCGCGCCAGCATTTCGCTCATCCGCGTCAACTGATCCTCCATCGCCATTTCGTGACGCATGTTCTCCCCGATGCCGTCACTGCGCTGATCGTTAGCACCCTGCCCGCCCCCGCCAGTGCCGTTAGACTGCCCCTGATCGGGTGCGGCCTGCTGGGATGCCGCGTTAGGGCTGATGTTCCGGAGTTTCAACGACTCCGGGATGTCCGTAGCGTTGCCGATGATGTCCAGGGTGTCTAGTGCCTTCATCCGGTACTCTTCATCGCTGAGCGTCGGGGAGAGGAGGGTGAGCGCCTGGGCCGCGCGGTACGGCTCAACGTCCTCCATTTTTTCAAAGAAGATCCGGGGGCGTCCAAGGCCGAGAACGTGGAAGACACGGTGGAAGATGTCCGTCCACTCGTTCTGCTTCTGCTTCATGGCGTTCCTCACCCCTACCGTAAGTAGGTTCCCAGCGCCGTAGCTGGATCCCGCGGCGGAACTATCTGCCAGGAGGTCGATATTGCTCACGTCTAGCGCAGCCGCCGCCATTGCCGCCACCGGGCGTGCGTTACTGAAGTTGAAATTGACCCTTGTACCGCCGAGAGCCTGGAGATCCTGTCCCTCCGCCATACTGGCCGTGCCGCCATGCACCGTCGAGTTGGCGATCTTGACGCCCGTAGTCTGCACGCCCTGCTTAGTCTTGTTGACCACCTTGTAGAGTATGCGACTCAACGACTCATCGACAATTCGGCCATATTGCAGGATCTGGTCGTAAGCCGTGACATACACGCTGGCGGCAATAGCGTCTGGAACTCCAAGTACAAATCCTACGGCCCTATTGAAGCGTCCATCCACGATCACGACATCCTGATCGACCGGAACCCGCTCGCCAGCCCCGTCAGCGTAAGACTTCGGCTTGACCCCCGAGAATCGGTCGGTCATGTACCACCGCGACTGGGTTTTGTTCTCGTTGTGCTGTTTCCACGTCCGCCGGTATGCGATAACGTCCTCGCCGTAGTCCTCATCTACCTTCACTCCCGTGATCTCCGAGAGCGGGATGCGGCGGACTTCCTTCTTGCCCCGGTGCGCAGCCAGGAACACCATTCCGTCCGTGTACCGAGACCGCTGAAGTTCAGACTGTGCTGCGTAGGAAAAGATGTTTTCCTGGTTCACGCGGTTGACGAAAGCGTTTCGCAGGTCAGAGGGTCGCCCCTTCGTAGGTGCCTCCGTTCCCTCAACAAAAAACCCGTTCGAGAACACGTATCCGATGTGCAACTGGCACCCTCGGCGCATAAGGGCGTTTCCGGTGGTGTACGTTCGGAGTTTCTGCGACACTTCCTGTAGCTCGTCCAGGTCGAACCCCTCCAGGTTCTCTCCCGAGAGGAAAGCGCCGATACTCGACCAGCCTCGGTTTTCGGCGTCCAGCATCATCTTCACGTCCGAAAGCGACTCCCGTAGGCCATCATTTTCTGAAAGAACCTGTGAAAGGGCCTCTGTAATCTGGTTAATGGGGTCGAAGTCGCTCATATATCCTATTCTACATCAGCCCAAATCTTGCGGCTGGCAATGTAATACACGTTAGTCTCGGAGACTGCGAATTTCTCCGAGATGAGCTTGACGGAAACCCCTGCCTCCCGGAGGTTGCGGATCTCCCTAACCTCGTCCTCCGTCAGCCTGGCTCCTGGGGGCGGGAGCGGCTTCTGGGTTGCCGGATCATAGGTGTCATCGGGACGGGACGTACCGCGAATGGCTGTCCGGACTGTGGACTCCGATACATTAAACATTCTCGCCAACTCCCTTGTTCGCGCACCCTCCGCCCTTAACTCTCGGATGCGGGTAATAACATCCATTGGAGTCATCCGGAATTTCGGAACCCACCCTGACGGGTCGTAGGTCTCGTCCACCCACACCTCTCCCGCGAGAACCCTGCGGATGAGGGTCTGTGCGACTTCAAATTCGGTGGCTAGGCGGGCTACGGGGACATACTCCTTAGATGCCCGTGTTCGCATGTCTCGAACATCCGCCCAAGTCAGTTTTGCTCCCGGGTTCTTCTCCCCCGGATACGACATCTTTCGCTTCGATTCGTCGGAGTGCTTAAACCCGGGCGTTTGCCCCTCGCCCCCGCCCGCTTGGTTGAGGCGGGCCTGGCCGATGTTCCTAAGCCCTGCTATTAGTGCCACTTCCGCTTCCAGCGCCTCCTCTCGGGTTGGGTACTCATGGAGCGCGATAAACTCCACTACGTCGCGCTCTCCCCGGTAATTCCTCATCCAATTGGGGAACGGGCCGTTTGTCTTCCCCGTAAGGGCGGCGTTCCAATGGGCGTTCTGTCTAGCATGAAGTAGCCCCGAGGTTACCCCTGTGTACAGGCACTCCTGTGGTGCGCGAGGGTGAAACACCCCGTAAAGAATCGTAGTCATGTGTCCTCCAAGCGTGCAGTTGATCTACACCCCTAAGCCTACCACACGATTACCAGTACATCGGCATCCCCGGGCCTCGAATTGCCGCTTGGAAGTCGTCCATCGGGGCTACATCCGCTCGATCCTCGGACAGTACGGCCCCGAGGGGGAGGTTATTGTAGGGGTTCCCTGTCCACGGGCTCAAGTCAATCGACGCATACACTGCCGCATCCCCAAGGTCAGGCGACGAGACCCCACGCTTCGCCATATCCTCCTTACTCTCAAGGAGAATGTTGTCCGTACCCGAGGAGCGCTTTTTCAACTCCACGCTGAGAAGCTGTTCCTGGAGGTCGATGTCCTCCGTGTCGATGTCGATAAGCCCCTGCGAGAGGCGATCCTGAAAGTTCCACCAAGCCCACGCGCGGAAATTAAACCAACGAGACCTATCCGGGCTGGGATCGTTACCCAGAATCTCGTAGACCTCATACTTTCCGGCAGCGAGTTCTCGAACACGGTCAGCGATGGGGCCTCCGAGACCAACGCCGTCAATGCGGATGTCGGAAACGCCGTGGGAAAGAGCAAGGCTGTGGATACGATCTGCCGTCCTCATCGCGTCCGGCTCATTCCATGAGTCCACGTACCGGAGGTGGCCGTCCTGCCACTTGTAGATCGAGTTCTTATCCCCCCGCTTAGAACGGGAAACGTCAACCCCGAACACGGGACGACCGTCAGGGGACGGCACAATAT